AAAAACTGGTCAAACCCTCTAGAACAACTTTACTTTCAACCCCAGTGTTGGGATTAGTGATGGAAGCAACATAAGAAAGTTTTGGCATAGTGTCAAAGAACTTCTCAATTTCCTTGAACTGTTTGGCATTGAACTGTTCCAGGAACTTGATCATCTCCTTCTCACTGAAGTCATCATATGCAGTCTCCTCATCATAAACAAGATCAACACATGAGGCCACCATCTTGAAGACATCCTGTTCTTCTTCATCGGTAAAGTTGTTTTCGATGAATTGATCCAGAGATGGATACTTCATCCGCAACTTATAATTACCATCAATATCAATATCAATGGTGTGTTCATCATTCTTGACTACTTGAATCTCATCAATACCGATTGTCATCGGAATCTGAGTTTCTCCATCATCAGGACAAGTAATGAGAACGTTGACAGTTTCACCCACCGACTTTGCACGAATATTCAAGAAGAGATATTCAATATCAAAAGTTGGTAACTGATCGATCTTGACACCTCTTGTCAAGACACAGTTCTTCAGAACATCTTTGATCGCCCTAGTGATGTCCTTAGTCTCTCCACCTTCCAGGGCCAAAATCAAGACCTTCTCTTCTTTAACAAGAAAAGGACGATACTTAATTTTCTTTCCATTTGATGGCAACGTCAGTTCAAACGAAGGAGTTGCAATTGTTGGTAAAGGCATGATGTACTTTTTCAGTGTGATTATTTAGTGGGTCACAATGGATCTAGTCCAAGTTCTTGTCTATATGTGATTGGGGCGGGTTCAGGTTTGCGATCAGCTCTTAGTCCACTTGCAGGATCTCTTTCTACAAAATCACTACCCTGTCCATATGTATTTCCAAAAGATCCATCAATAGGAGGTGCAGGGACAGTAGGACCAGTAGGGCCAACAGGACCAGGAGGTTGTGATTGTGGAGTTATAGTTCTTACAACTCCAGATGAAGAAGTAACCGATCTAATCGTATCTCCAGCTAAAGGTACTTGAGGATATGTGACCTCACTTACAATATAACGATCATATCTAAAAGTAACATTACACTTCAATACATTCATCCCCTGATAACTCACAGGAGTTGAAGCAATAGACATTGGCCAAGCACGGAAGAATCTATAACTGATTTGATCTCTACCATTACCAAGACCATTCGCAAATCCAATTTCTCTAGCAGATCCTTTCAAGTCTTTATTAAACTTTGTGATGACCATTTCACATTTGTAGTCATCTGGATAATTGAATTTGGTTACCTGATTTTTAGAAACTCCTCTGGCCTGTGAACTATAGAGAGGATTGATAAACTGGAACCAAGACTCGAAAAATCTAATGACTTCATAGTTTCTATCAACGTAAAAAGTAAAGGTCACATCATCATAGATTCTACTAAAAGCATTTCTTTCAGTGATACCTTGACGATCACCAGCAACTTCTATATCTGCAAAAGAGGATCCAGGAAGAACCGCATCGGATACATATAATCCCAGATCTTCTGTCAGAAATCTTCTATCAATACCAAGTCTTACAGCTTCATTTCCAACATCTTCATTTAGAGCAAAAAACACTTGATATTCGTTATCAAGTGCAACGGTTTGAAAACGACTTCGTAGGTCGTCTACCTTATATCGTCCACCACGAAATCTGTTAACCGCCATGACAGCTCTAAATATTAGAAGGCTTGTTATGGTTATTTAGATGGCTTATAGTGGAAGGTTTAAACCATCAAATCCACAAAAGTATAAAGGTGACCCCACAAAGATCGTCTATCGTTCATTGTGGGAGAGAAAGTTTATGGTTTATTGTGATAAAAACGATGCCGTAATTCAATGGCAAAGTGAAGAGATCGCAATCCCATATAAATCACCAGTTGATGGCCGTTGGCATCGATACTTTCCAGACTTCATTATCAAATATGAAGATGCATCTGGAAAGATACGAAAGGTAATGGTTGAAGTGAAACCATCAAAACAATGCCAACAACCAGACCCCAATCCACCCAAAAGAACTAAGACTTGGTTGAACGAGGTCTACACTTGGGGAACAAATCAGGCCAAATGGGAAGCGGCAAGAGAATACTGTAAAGATAGACTCTGGGAATTCAAAATCTTCACAGAAAAAGAGTTGGGTATTAAATGAGCATCTTCTCGATAGTTGAGTCAAAAGTTGGAAAGAAAGGGACGCGAAGACAATATCGTGATGCCTTAGTAGAAACTCTTGCAAACTATCAGGGAGATCAATACGACGATCCAGGTTCATTCGGTGAACAATCTGGACCAGTGCAGGTTGGAGAAATGTACTTCTTCAATTATATCGCAACAAAACCAGAAAGACTCAAGTATTATGACCAATATCCGATCGCATATGTAATAAGTGTAGATCAAAGGGGGTTTATTGGTGCAAACATGCACTACTTATCACCTAAATTAAGAGAGGCTACTGCAAAAGGCCTAATAAATAGTGCAGATGGAATAACTGTACCCAAAAGAACCTTACATAGGTATCATTTTGAAGGTGTGCAGGGTAACATGATGAGAGTTCCAGAATCTGAAATGGCAGACGTATCCATGTTACCAACTGAAGAATTCATTAAAGTAGAAACGGGAAGACGTTTCCCTTCGTACCGTGCATGGAGAGGGGATAAAATCTGATGGCCGAAGTAAAAGGAAAATTTAACCCAGACAACAATTCTTACGTTATTGTTGATTCTGACGGAAAAACATGGACTTTAAAGGGTGCTACTGTTGAACAGTATAGAAATAATAGTGGAACCATAATTTTTACAGAATCAAATATTGAAAAATTAGAAAAAGGAATTTTCCAGAATAATACTTTAACAGATTCTCAAATTCAACAATATTTTGGAGGTCAACCACTCAACACTCTAGAAGAGTACAGAAAGGAAGGATTAGAACTTTACTTACAAACATTAGATAAAGGCCAACAAGAAACTCTTCTAAGTGAAGGCGGATCCGCAATCAAAGGATTATTAAACACAGAAGATTCTTCCAATCTAAAACAAGACAAAAACTTTGGAGTTGCATTACCATCCACAGATATTAGTGGACAAGAAAGTAATGATCGTCAAAGAGCTGCAGGTGCAGGTAAATCTGGAGTAACTGGAAAAGGAACATTTAAATATCCCATCGATATGGACCTGAACATTCAGGATCATATGGTGATCACTGCAGCAGAGTATGTTCCAGCAGGAAGACTTCCAACCATTTTTGGAAGTAATGATCAAGGTCAGTTTGTTAGAACATACAATAACAAACTTCTAGAGACCATCATCATCCCAATGCCTAATGCGATTGCGGACCAAAACAACGTAAGTTGGGGTCCCAGTGAAATGGGTGCAGTTGCAGGAACTCTCTTTGATCCAACATCCAAAAGGATTCTTGGAACTGCAGCTGGAGAACCAAAAGAAGGAATCATGGGCCTTCTTGAAGGAACTGGTGATTATCTCAAAGAACTTGGTGGGGCGGCAGTCAATCTTGCAAGTTCTCAATATATCAGAAGAAGACTCCTACTCAATGCAACTGCTGCAGCTGCAAGTCGCGTAGGTGTTAGTGTTGATGTCGGAGCAGTCATCTCAAGAACTGCGGGTGTCATTGATAACCCAAATGTTGAACTTCTGTTTAATGGTCCAGGTCTGAGAACATTCGACTTTACTGTTCGTATGACACCAAGAAGTAAAGACGAATCAAAGATGGTCAGACAGATCATTCGTATTCTCAAACAGAGAATGGCCGTCAAGAAGAATGTCAAGAGATTTACTGCATCTGGAAATCTGTTACTGGGAACTCCAAACGTATTCAGACTTGAATACAGAAAGGGTTCGGTAAATAGAAGTGAGATCAAAGGATTAAATAAGTTTAAGACCTGTGCAATGACAAACTTCAGAGTTGATTACTCTGGTGGATCTGGCCGTTGGGCATCTTATGGTCCAGACTCTCAACCAGTTACAACAATCATTACTATGTCATTCTCTGAACTTGTCCCACTCTATGAGAATGATTATTCTGAATTCCCAGCAGCCGACGACGTAGGATTCTAATGGCTAACTATTTTTCTTACTTACCAAACCTACAATATGGTTCTTTACTAAAGGACACATCAACTAGTACAGACACTGTACAAGTCAAGAACTTGTTTCGTCGTGCGAAATTAAGAGAAGACTATTCTGCTGTTGCTACAGTTTTTGAAAAATACACAATTGAAGGAAACGATAGACCAGACCAAGTTGCAGAAAAGTTCTATGGTTCTTCTGAATTTGATTGGGTAGTTCTTCTATCAAACAATATTGTAGATATTAGAACTGAGTGGCCATTAGCTGAATATGACTTGAATATCTTATTAAATGAAAAATACACTCCACAAGAATTAGTGTCCATTCATCACTATGAGACTATTGAATGGAGAGACTACAAAAACAATTTGATTGTTCCTGCTGGAAAAGTAGTTGATGAGAACTTCACAGTCACATATACAAAAGGTGGTGCATTAGAGACGGTTTCTCCAATTAAGTCAGTTTCCGTGTTTGAGAACGAATTAAGACTAAATGACCAAAAACGCAATATTGAGTTAATTCGAGAAGATCTCCTTCCAACCGTAATTAAAGACATGAAGGAGATTATGAGATATTCACCAAATTCCAACTATATCTCTAAAACCCTTAAAAAGACAGAACCCATCAAAATCACTGGCCACTAACGCAGTATATGGCTACAAAAAACTGGGGCTGACCCTGGCAGGTCAAAAAGCCCCAGAATTTTTTTTGCGCTATTTTTGAAAACAAGTGTCGTTTTTGGTGGCCGGCACATCGTTCCAATGTCTTACGGCATTAGCAACGATAGCCACATTAGTGACCAGGTAAGAAACAAAAATAAAGGTGCGTATCCAAGCAATAGTATCAGACTCTCGGTCGCATTTAGTTGGTTTCTCTCCAAGTGCTTTAGCCCATAAACGCCAGATTGTTTTCTTTTTTGTCATCACTCCTCAGCGAGTTTCTGGAAGTAGGAGAGAGCATCATCTTCATCCTCATCAGAGTAGGAGGAGGAAGTGGTGGGTTGCAGAGAGTTCAGTTCGCCACGAAGATCATCGGTAAGTTCACGGGAGGAACCACGGAAGTCATCCTCATCGTTGACTTCTTCAGCAACAGGACGAGACTTGGGAGCAGCGTTACCCAGAACCATGTTCAGTCGCTTCTTCAGGTCATCGTAGGACTTGAACTGATCAGGTGCAACGATCTCTTGGAGGGAGTATTCCTTCTTCCAAAGGGCCTCCAGTGCATCATCATCACCATCCAGGAGAGCACCAGGACGGGCAAACTCACTGGAGTCATAGTTCCAG